TGAAGAACAGATAACGATGTTACCCTTACCACGACGAGTCTGCTTGGCGATCTGGTTAGCTTCACGCTCTAGCTGGAACATTAGACCCTTGAACTTTTCAACTGACCAACGACCGTTTGAGTCAGTGTCAAGATCGAAGACACCAGCAGTAGTAGTGTTTTCCTGGGCGCCAGCTTCAGCTGTGATGTTGATAGTACGAACAACTTCACGGTTGATTTCAGCTAGAATTTCTGCTGAAAGAATGTTAGCTAGTTCTGTTTCAGCGTCTAGACCATGGATAGCCTTGAGATCCTGAGCTAGTTCCATAGTATACTCTGCCTTTAGAGCACGAGTGTTAGCTGTTACAGTAACCTTCTCGATTGAGAAAGCCATCTGTGGGAAAGCTGTGTTTGAATCAGTTCCTAGTGCTTCTGCCTGAGCAGTTGACATACCAGTGCCAGTGTTATATGTATTAACAGCTGTTAGTGGTGATGTGTTAGTTGCACCTGGAATAGTTCCAACATGCTTCTGACCAAAGGTGTTAGCGCCTGAAGTAACAGAAGAGAACTGAGTGTTAACTTCGTTGTAGAAAGTTTCTGCGCCAGCGTTGTTGAATGTAGTTGTATTTGCATAGCGTGAACGCATAGCAAAGATAAGGCCAGTTGGGCCAGTCATTGGCTGAACGCCGCAGATGTCGTATGCCATTAGGTTTGGCATTGCACGACGAACTAGAGAAATTAGGACAGGATCGAAAGTATCGATACCACCAGTTCCCTGAGTTGAAGATGAAGCGCCCATTAGGTTGGCTGGAACAAGTGAACTTGTTTCAGTTAGTGTCTGATAGTCACCATGAGCAGCTGATTCACGGAGAGCCTTCTCTGTGTTCTCAAGCATAACTGCTGTGACTGAACGGCGGTGCTGGTCCTTAATGCTACCAAGAGCATCATGGTCTAGGACTGGAGCCCACTTATTTTGAATTTCCTCAGCTAGATACATTTAGGTTTTCCTTTCTTAGAAATACACTTTAATTTATTTATAATATATTACTTTTTAACTGTTCTGGAGATAGCAGCTAGATAACGACCAACCGTTGGATCGATGTTTCTAGATTCGTTTACTTCTCCTTCAAATGTTTCTTCTTCAATTGAAGAACTTGAAGTTGCTTCATTTCTGAAATAGTTTTCTTTAACGATCATTAGCTTCTTAGCATAAACGTCAAGATCACCGTCGAATTCAATCCCTTCAACTAGAGCAGCAAACTTATCCTGCTGTGTCAATGCAAGATCAGAAGCAAGTTCAGAAACGATTTCAAGTCTCTGACCTTCAACAAAATAGTTCTTTAGCTCAACGTTTTCTGAAATTGTTTCGTCAAGTCTTGATTCTAGAGCTTCAACCTTTTCAGCCATTGCTTCTAGAACGTCAACCTTCTCCTCTGGAACACTAATATAGTGCTCAGCGAATAGGTTCTTCAATCCTTCAATGAACTCTTCAGCAAGTTCATTGCGTAGGGTTGATTCGATGGCTACTTCATTTTCTCTCATCCAATTCTCAACAACATAATCTAGATATGTGTCGAGCTTTGATGTCATTTCTTCAGCGATTGAAGAAACTTCTTCCTGTAGCTTTATTTCATATTCTTCTTCAAGACGTGTCTGCTCAGCGATTAGTCTAGCAGATACAGCTGCTTCAAATAGTGTAGCAACGTTCTCTTTAAATTCTTCGGAAAGATCCTGGCCATTGAACATTTCTTCAATGTCTTCCTTGACGTTTAGTTTAGGCATAGCATCGCGAGTTTTTGGCGCTGACTTGCCAGTTGCGTCTGAAGGTTTCATGTCAATAGTTGACTGATTGTGACCTGACTTGTCACCAACACCCCAATCTTTACCTGGTCCAAATTGTGCCTGAACCTGATTGAAGAAATTGATAAGATCTGATTTGCCCATACCAGCCATAACGTTCATAACGCCATGCATTGCTTGTAGCTTTGGCATTGGATCTGAAGGACGAGCGGATGGATGAAGCGACGAAGCTGCTAGTGTTTCCTCTGAAACTTCTGTTTCTTCTTCGCACTTTTTCTTCATTTTCTTTTTTGAAGATTCTTCTTCGTCTTCTTCGTGCTTTCCACCAGACTCGTATTTTGTTTCGTCTAGGTTAGCAACGTCTTCCAGATCGTGTTCGTTATTATCCATTGAAATAGTCTCCTATTAAAGAAATTTAAAATTATTTATAATAATTCTTATTTTAACGTTAAAGACGTTAGATACTTCTCAAAAATATCTAGCTTCTGCTCTTCAAGTTGAGCTTTTGATAAAGTGTGTATATGTTTCTTAGTTTCCTGAAGCTTTTCTTCGTGCCAAGTTCCTTTGACTGGATCGTAAATCCATTCAACGTTTTCCATAATACCATTTACAAAACAACCAGGACCACTTGGGTCAGAAACAATATCAACTGTTGAAAGTTTGAAGTCTGGTTGTACTACCATAACTCCATTAGACTCTTTTAAAGAACCCATACCACGTGTTGAAACACCAAGCTGACCGCCTGATTCTAGGAGACCTCTGGCTATCTCGCCCATAGGTGTAGAAGTAATCTTAGCTTTACCGTTTACATAATTACCATCCCACTTTAATTCTGTGATGATATGAGAAACACGGTCAAGATTAATAGTTGGTCCTGATGGATGATTTAGTTCGCCGAATGCTCTCTTAGCTTTGACTACTTCACGAAGATATCTATCTACTTCATTAACAAGAACATCTTTCTTATAGAGTCTGCCATTCTTGTTCTTTTCTTCGGCTGTCATGAAACGCCCAGTAATATAGTGGTGCTTCTTGCCGTCTTCAGATCTCTCAGTAATATAATGAGTGTCTTCTGTTAATTCGGCGATGAGTTTCATCTGTTATCCTCTGTATTCTACAGGAGCAGCTTTCATATTTGCTCCTACTACTGTGTCAGTTGGACCTTTGGAAAGGACAACTGCTTCTGAACCTAATACTGTTGTGTTAGCATAAACAACACCGTTAGCATAAGCTAGATTTACAACAGCAGCAGAGCCAGTATTAATAACTCTTATTGTTGTTGCTTGATCTACGTTGTTTGCTGATGCGATAGATACTTCTGCGCCTTTTAATTTTACAAACATTATAGTGTTCCTACATCTAATCTACCAGTGGTCCAACCAGCAGCACCAGGTCCGGCGTAGTCAGTGTTTGTTGCTGTCCCTGATTCCGACTGACCATGCATTTTCCATGCTTTGGCGTAAAGAACCTGTGTTCCTTTTTCTTTGCCATACTGTTTAATAAAACGTTCTTTATTAGCTTTGATCCATTTCTCAATCTTTGGGCTTGGTGGAGCTACTTCTTGTATATCTTCTTCTTTAACGATAGCTTTACCAACAGAAGAACCACGCTGTATAGCAGAAAGTTGTTTAGTAACTTTCTTATGCGCTACATCTTCAACACGTCCTTCTGAAACATGTTTTTTATCTGTTAACATTTTCTTGCCCTTATATCTTGGTTCTTTATCGGAACCAGATGGGCAAGCAGCTTCGCCGTGAACTTCGCACATCACACCTTCATTGGTTTGATTACATGCAGCTTCATAAACTCCATCTTTCTGGAATTTATACTTTGAAGTCTTTTCGCCGCCACCCTTCTTACCCTTGAATGCCGCTTCTGCATCATGTGGGTAATCATGAGTCTCAGTGTCATGTTTCTTAATAAAGGCAACGCCATCTTTAGCATTCCACTGATATAAATTCTTATCGTCAATATCTGGCGGAGCAACTGTAGTTTTATTTACTCCAGCGAACTGGCCTTTACCAGCAATATCTCTAAGTTTCTTCGCCATTATCCTCTTCCTCTGAGTTATCTAATTCTGGTTCTTCAGCATCATCATATTCTGCTTCCGGTTCATAACCATACATCTGCTGCGCAATAGCTATTTTTTTATTTTCAATAGCTGTAGAAATACGGTCAACAATCAAATCATTAAATGCTGCTTCGAAATCTGTTGGCTTCTGCTCTATAGCAGAAATAACTAAGTCATCTAATTCATATTTATTAACGTCAACCATTTACTTTCATCCTTTATTATTGTGTTGATTTTACCGAAGATCTTTGAACTAGTTCAGGATTTTTTGCTAATATTTGAACTGCTGCTTTATATTTGGCTTCATCTGACATAGTTCTATTGGCCTTTGGCATTTTCTTCATTTGATCTACGATTATTTCAGCGTTTCTAACTTGTTCCATTTTTTGCGCTAGTTCTGGATCTTGTCCCTGAGAACCTTCAACTCCTGGTTGAAGTTGCTGATCTTGCATACCTTGCATCTGTTGAGTTTGCATTTCAGCTTGCTGCAATAACATTTCATTATTAATAATAGCTGGATTAATCCATCTATTCTCGCCTTGATCGGCCATTTTTGATTCAGCGTTTATTTGTTTATCATTCTTTTCAATATCATCATCTGATTGTAAAAGAACATTCTTACGGACCCATTCATGACTATAATACTTACCAATCATATCTTGAATATTTCTAGCTTGGTTAATACGACCTTCTAGAATTTCAGCGTCTTTAAGTTCTGTGAAATAATTATCCTTAGCAAAATCAAAACGTATATCATCAGCAATAGATTTCCAATCGTCAATGGTTGTAATGCCTTTGAGGATTAGTTGTTTCTTCAGCATCTCTAGGAATAGGTTTGAGAATCTTCCTCTCAAACGAATACAGAAACGATTAAATTTTAATTCGTCTCTTGTAATTTCTGTTGCTCTACCTACTGAGAATAGAGCGTCTGAATTAAGTCTTGACACTGGAACATTAAGCGCCTGTAAAAACTTCTTTTGGAAGTATAAGACGTCGTCCATTTGTCCCAGTGTCTGGCCACCTGGAAGAGTAGTAACCTCAGTCCCTCTTCCCCCCTCGCGACGGGGTAGCCAATAGTCTTCAAGCATAGTCATGAACTTACGATCGTCACGAATGTCACCAGTCTGTGCATCGTAAATTAGACGGTTCTTGTGCTTGACCATAATGTCACGAACATACTGCTCTGCTTTCATCTTAGGAAGATTGCCAACGTCGATATACCAAATACGACGTTCTGGTGCACGAGCAAGACGATAGATAACTAGAGCGTCTTCTAATGTTCTTAATTGATTGAGTGGTTTGATTGCTTTGTGAAGATAGGAAAGAACCATTGTGCCTTGATTGTCTGTTAGACCTGACACAACATGAAGAACTGAATCTTTGGCGATTTTCAAACCGGTGGTCGAAGGGCCGACTGCTTTATTGCCAAAGTTGAAACCTTTGTCATTGAAAATAAAATATTCGTTGACTGTTTTGGTTACAACTGCATCGCCTGGATTATTGGCTTGAATCTTTTTCTTCTGAACTTCGCGGACCTTACGAATCTTTCTAGGGTCAACGTAACGAATTTCTTTAATACCTGCTGCTGGATTTTTGTCATCGATGATAACATGATAATACAAACGCCCATCAATATACCAGCGTCTATAAATCTCGTAAGCGTATTTGTTGAAACCCAAAAGATTTAAACAATATTGGAATTCATCGCGAATAATCTTTTTAATGTTTTCGTTAATTTTTAATTGTTCTAAGTTAATTTGAACAATGTGTTCTTCGTCGATTGAAATAGACTCATTAACAATTTCGTCAACAGCTGCATCACACTCAGGCTGTAATGACATTTCTCTATATTTTGTTACTAACTCTGCTTCAGATCGAACTGTTCCATCAAGATCAACATAAGTGCCAAATGCGCCACCTGCCGATACGACTACTGCACCATCATCTGAATCCTTTGGAGGAGCAAACGATGGTAACTCTTGATCTGGACGTTTTTTTCTGAGTTCAAACCCGAATAGTTCTGCCAATTTTTTTCTCCAAGTATTGAGGGGAGTTGATCTCCCCTCTTCATCAATATAAAGTATTTATTATAGTACTGATTGAGGTCCGATTTCAGTCTCAGCAAGATAAGTAGTAACCTTACCTGATGTTTTGACTGAAACGTCTTCAATTGTAGGAATCCAATAATCATAAGCAAAGTTTACTGTAAACTCTTCAATGTTATTACCAGAATCCCAACCTAGACCAATACCACTTAGCTGTGTTGGAAAAGCGCCCCAAAGCTGATATTCACGAAGAACATCACCATCTTTACCAAATTGTGTAACATCAACTAGTGTTTTATACTGTTCTGCAGAAGCAGTAGGAACACGAACGTTTGAAACTACAGTGTTAATGCCATTTAGCCAAGCTTCAAACATTGAACGAACAGAGAAATCTTCATCGTTCATAATTGTTACTGACCAATCAGCATAAGTTCTTTCTCCAGCAACCTTAATCTTACGTCCGAAATAAGGAATTTCGATGTTAGAAACAGTTGACTCAGGAAGTTCTGCAGCACGACATGTGAATACAAACTTTCTGAATGCTTCCGGATTTAACGGAATACCTACTGGAGGAGCAACATTAATTTGGAAGAGGGAGGGTCTAGCTCCACCATAAACTAGACCCTGTGCCTTAAATTGATTAATATTGAAAGCCATCTATTTTACTCCTTTGAGATTTTATCTATTTATTA